CTAGGAGGAATTGGGTATTATTTAACAACTGAAGAGTCAAATAGAATTAAAACAAACAATGGTAAAGGTATGAAACGTAAAATATTTAGAGAAGAAGATTTACCAATTAATGATATGCCATCTGCTGATAGTTTATACTCTCAAGATTATAAACAAAAAGTAGATGAAGATGTATACTCAGCTTCAAGTAGAAATTATGAAAAAGGTCATGAATTTATTAAAAATAATAATAATGATGACATAGTTGTATTTCCAAGCCATCAAAGGATTAAAATTCCAACAGAATTTCAACAAAAAGATGAATTTGTAAAAAATTCATTAGAGCCAAAAAATGATGAATGGACTTCATTAAGTGGTGAAAAAATAGGAAAAGAGAATTTTATACATAATAATATGGTTCCATTTCATTCTGGAGAACCTAAAATGGTAGTTAATGATTTTACTAGTAATAATACTATTTTAGATTTATATACTGGTGTAAAAAGACAAGCACCAAAAAGTGAAACTGAGCCATTTTTTAATTTAAATCCAAATACTACAGAAGCATTAGGTAGACCAGATGAATATCGCGACTTAAGTAGAATTGAACCAAGTAGATTCAGAAGAAATGAAAAGCCTATTAGTAGTGAATATGTAGCTCCAGCTTTTAGAATGGGTGTAGAAAGAGTGATGCCTAAGTCTGTTGACCAAATGAGAAGTGAATCAAATCCTAAAGTATCATTTGAAGGAAGAGCACAAGGACCTAGATCATCAAGAATATCTAAAGTAGGTATTCATGGTAAAGTGGTAAGAAATAAACCAAAGAAATATAGTGATTATAGAACACCACATGCAACTTCAGGATTAAATAAAAGACCAACAGTACGTTCAACACAAATATTAAAAGATACAAGTCGTATAATAACACGTCAATATGCTGGTGTAGCTGGTTCTACTACTCAATGGAAAGGTTATAAATCAAATACATATAATTCAGGTGATAGTAAACATAATTTTGGTTCACTTGGATATAGAAATTTGATGTCAAGAGATGTTAAAAGACATAGTGATTATGGAAAATCTGGAATGATGGTTCCACAAACATTAAGAGATGTTATTAATAATAAGAATAAAAATAAAACATTTACAGGTGGATTGGTTAGTTTAGTTAAAAAGATTACAGCGCCAATAATGGATATACTTAGAACTACAAAGAAAGAAGAATTTGAAGTAAATAGAAGAGCAGGAAATGTAGGAGTTATTAAGAAAAATATAGTTTATGATGCAAATGATGTAGCAAGAACAACAATAAAGGAAACATTAATACATAATAACCATGAAGGGATGTTGAAGCCAAATGGGCCATCAGGTTTACCAGCCTATGATCCTGATAATATTGCTAGAACTACTATAAAAGAAACTACAATAGTAAATAATAGAGATGGAGTAATTGCACCACAAATGGCATCTGCATTACCTGCATATGACCCAGATGATGTAGCTAGAACAACAATAAAAGAAACCAATATACACAATAATTATCAAGGGCAAGTAAATTTAGGAAAAAGAGGGAAAAAGAATTATACTTTAGATAAAGCCAAAACAACAATTAGAGAGACATTACCTGAAAAAGAAACTAGATTTTTAAAGGGAATGAGTAAAGAAATTGCTTTTGACCCAAATGATGTTGCTAGAACTACTATAAAAGAAACAACTCAATTAACTGATTATTTAGGAAATGGAAGTTATAATGATGGAAGAGGATATTTAACTAATCCAAAAAATCCCAAGAATACTAATAGAATATTTACAACAAGAGAAATTAAAGGATGTTATGATTCAAGTAGAACAGGATTAGGATATTTAACAAATGAGAAAGTTGCACCAAATACAAATAGACAGTTCACAACAAAAGAATATACAGGAGGAGCTGCAGCTGGTGATAGTACTAGAAAAGCTATGTCAAGAGCAAATATGATAAATGCACAAATTTTTGATACTAAAGAAAGAACATTAATTGGAAGAAAGCCTACACAAACAGGTGCGAAAGTTGCAAGTGGTGCATCAAATATATGTTTAGAAATGAAAAAAATGCAATTAAGTAAATTACCAAATAATATTAAGAGTAGTAGTCAAAAAATAGCTACATTTGATAAATGTTCTAATACAAATATAAGAAATCAATATGGATCTCAAATAAATAGAATTGATGGTAAACTTTTAGAACCATATATAAATAATCCATATTCTCATTTTATTAATGCACCAAAACCCAAAAGATAGTTTATATATTTTTTTTAAATTAGTAAGGTTGATTAAAAAATCTTATTTCACATAATGAAATAAATGATATCACTGAACTTTACTTACTCTGATACATTAAATGAGTATATAAATTTATTAGTATCATTATTATGTCCTCACATATATGATGGTGTAATGTCAATATATTCTACTGGAAAAAAATCAACAGATGAAAAAAATCACTTAATTTCATTTCAGCAATTATTAAAAGCAACCAAATCTTGGTCATCTGAAACTAAAGAGTATGAATATCAAAGAATTAAAGAAAGTAGTGGTTGTTTATTTTTTGATAAATTAATTAAAGCTGTTTTAATTAGTAATACAAGAGTGTTAGTAGGAAATAGTAATAAAAATTTAAAAGATATATTATCAATAATTGATATTAGTCCAGCGAATTTTGTATTTAAATGTTATTTAGAAGTTGCAAGAAAATTATACACACAACCATCATTGATTGTTGGTAATAAAGATAATTTTGAAAAACAAAAAGATATGGCTATATTTTTAGAATTAATTAAAAATTCGATACATACTGCAGTAAGAAATTCATTACCATTAGAAACATTAATAGATAATTATTTAGTTGATGATGTTCCGGAGAAGAATGAACGTGCTATTTCACAGATGTCAGAGCAATTTCAAAGTTATTTAACAGGTTATATGGAAGAAGTTAATAAAAGAATCAGTGAGGATGTTAAAAAAATAATACACGAAAATAATAGTGCAAATAAAATTAAAATGATAGATTTATCACCTACTGGTAGTCCACAAATTAATAGAGAAAATGATATGCAAAATGATATGCAAAATGATGTAAATAATTCACCTAGAAGTATCAGTCAAAGTTTAGAAGACTCCCCTATGACAACAATATCATTAAATAATATCGATACAGAAAATAATGCAAAATATGATGAAATACCCGATATAAATGATGAAATAGATATTTCTGATTTAGAAAATAATAATACTGTAGATGTAAATATAGTTCAAGATGTAAATAATTTATCATGTGATGAAGTACTCATTAGTGAACAAGGTGGAGGGGGTGAACTAAATGAAAATGATAATGAAATAGAAGTTTTAGATAATGTAAATTTTGAGGGAGATTCAAATAATATTAATTATTCAGATAGTGATGAAAGAAGAACAATAGAATTAACTGGAATTAAAGGAAGTAAAAAATTCATGACACGTAGAGAAAGAGATCAACTAAGAACTCCGTCAAATAATTTTTCATTTTTTGATTCGTAATTTCAATAAATATTTATTAATTTAATAATTGATAAGTATTTTTTTTGTTAAAATTATAATTGAATCAATAAAGAGATGTCAGATATGTTAAAAAATCCCTTTATTGGTTCTGGATTTGCTACTTTAATTATTTTAGTAATTGTAATTTTAGATCATAAATATAATAATAATACTAGAACAAATAAGCAATATTTAAGGATAACTATAATGATATATATCACATTATTTTGTTTAATTCATTTTGTATACAGTGAAAAAACTTTTACCAAACATATTGGTGGTGGTAATGCAGTAAATAATGTAGAAAGTATGCTAATAGGTCGTCCAGATTTTTAAATAATTCTATTACAAGTATATATGAGTTTGGAGTTAAAAAAATTTAGTATGAAAATGATACCACAAACAAGTGTAATAGTTATGATTGGAAAAAGAGATACAGGTAAAAGTTTTTTAACAAGAGATTTACTGTATAATCATAAAAATATCCCAGCAGGAATGGTAATATCAGGAACAGAATCTGCAAATTCATTTTATGGTAAACATATTCCGAAAGTTCTTATTCATGGTGAGTATACACCTCAATTAATTACAAATGTAATAAGAAGGCAGAAACTATTAATGAAAAAAGTAAATCAAGAAACGCAAGAAAGTGGTCAGCAAAGAACAGACCCGAGAGCTTTTTTAATACTTGATGATTGTTTATATGATAATACATGGATAAGAGATAAAAATATTAGGGCATGTTTTATGAATGGAAGACATTATAAGTTATTATTTATAATTACAATGCAGTATGCTTTGGGAGTACCTCCAAATTTAAGAACAAATGTTGATTATGTTTTTATTTTAAGGGAAAATTATATTTCTAATAGGAAAAGACTTTATGAGCATTATGCAGGTATGTTTCCTACATTTGATATGTTTTGTCAAGTAATGGATCAATGTACTGAAAATTATGAATGTTTAGTAGTTCATAATAATGCAAAAAGTAATAAATTAGAAGACCAAGTTTATTGGTACAAAGCAGAACATCATGCTGATTTTAGAATAGGTGATCCTGTATTATGGGAGAATAATTCACTTTGTGAAGAAGAAGATGATGATGATTATAATTCAGTTATACCAAAAAAGAAATCATCATTTTATATTAAAAAAGGAGGTCATTAAAGTATTAATTTAATATTAATAATTTAATTTTGTTTAAAATCATTTTGATGTGCTAGATCAACTTTTTTCTTTAAACTTTCTGGTTTTAAGTAATTAGTATTTTTGCAAGCCAAACATATTGGCTTACAAAGTTTCCAATTATTTCTTTTTTTATATTTTTTTGAGGTGATTCCATCTACAGTAGTGGATATTTCTCTATACATACATTTATTACATACATCACAAAAATAATCAGGTATTGTATTAGCGTCATCTTTTTTACCAGGTTTATTATCAAGATTGTATATTGTTTTATCCATTGATACAGAATCTAGCCATGGGTCATTTCCAGCTAGCTCTCTAAACATATTATCAACTGGTGGTGGATCATCTAATATAGCAGATAATGGTTTTGGAATATATTTATATATAATTTTTGTATTTCCAGCAATCCTACGTTTGCTTTCATGTTTAAGATATCCAGATACTATCATTATTGTTCCAAAAAATAATAATATTAATGCAAATGACCTCATTAAAATGAACCTAGAAAATATTTTTAACAACTTCTTTGAAGTTACTCTTTGATGATTCTTCAGCCTCAGCTAATGTTTGATCATTTTCTTCATTGTCTTCATTTTCTTTATTTTCTTTAGTATTTTGCTTTTTTGAATATTCTATTCTTTCTTGAGTTAATTCTTGATAAAATAAGTCTCTGCTTGTATTATTTTCTTTATATTTTTGCATTAAATCATTTAATTGTTGATTAGCAAAAACTTCATCTTCAATTTGATGAGATTTAGATGAAGGATCCCATGGTAACCAATATCCAACTTGACCTACAAATACATTAAAACTAGGGTCATTTGTTTGTAATTGTTTAGCCTTTTTTCTAGCATGTTCTAATACATCATATACACCTCTAACTTTAACACCTCTAACTGAAGTAGAATTGCTATTTTGTTTATTAAATTCACTCATTACTTTATCATCATTAGTAAATTTGAAATCTTCATATGATTCTAAAAAATTAGAAAATGATTCAGGTAAAATATAGCCAGGTTTTAATCCAGTATAATATCCTTCTTTTGATACAGAATCTTTATTTTTATCATCAGTATCTGCTTTTGCTTCTGCTTCTTTTTCATCTTTTTTCCTTTGTACTTCTTTTTGGTAGATGGATGCTAAAAAATGTTTTACCATAAATAGTTCTCTTTTTTCAATCATTGATTCTGGAGAAATGAATGATAATAATGCATAATTTTGACCAGTAATAGGAGCATCAACTTCTAAAAAATCTTGTTCTATTTCAGACATTTATATTATTAATATAATTATTAATTTTTAAGTATTTTTATCAGTAAATAATAAAATAAATCTTACTATAATTCATATATGAATTATAATAATTTCAATTTGAAAGAAGTTTTAAAGAGAATGTTAAAATATTTTATTGAGGGATTGGTAGTATCTTTTGCAGCATTTTGGATTCCAAAGAGGAAAATGGATGTTGAAGAAATTTTAGTAATAGCAATTACTGCTGCAACTACATTTGCAGTTTTAGATATGTGGGCACCAGCTGTATCAACTGCTGCACGTTGGGGAACAGGATTTGGAATAGGAGCAAGTTTAGGAATAAATGGTGCTGGTCCAATTTTTCCAGCTGAAAATTTTGTAGGAGGGGCAGCCTTACCTAGTACAGAAGAATTAGATAGTATTCTTCCAACTGAGCAAAGTTCTGAGTTATTATCAAATGACTCACAAGAACTTAATGATGATGGTGAAGATGATAATATTTTAAATCAAGAATTACAACCTACATTAAGTGTAGGAACAGAAAGATATAGAATTCCAGCTTCTTTTAAAAGAAACTTAGTTCCAAATTTTGAATGTAGTTGGGAAGTTGATCCTAAAATGGTTATAGATGATGGTGCAGGCAGTAAAACACCTCAAGGATTTATTGGAAAGTGTCAATCAAAGGAAGGAAGAGACCATGCAGTAAACTTTTTTTATAAAAATTCAAAATAATTTTATATAAAATTACTTATTTTTAAAAATAAACTTAAGGAACCTTATATTAAAATATTTTTTTAAAAAGTTTATTAATATAAATTTAATAAACTTTTTTTCTAATGTAAAGTCATATAAGATGGCAGGATACGCACCCAATTTCGATGCTCAAGAAGTTTTAAAGAGAATGTTAAAATATTTGATTGAAGGTTTAGCTGTAGCAGCAGCTGCTTTCTGGATCCCAAGAAGATCTTTAAATGTAGAAGAAATCTTAGTAATTGCAGTAACTGCCGCAACAACATTTGCTGTATTAGATATGTGGGCACCAAGTGTTGTATCTAATGCTGCACGTTGGGGAGCTGGATTCGGTATAGGTGCTGGATTAGGTGCTGGTGGTGCTGGCCCAATCTTCCCCGCCGAAGAAGGATTCGCAGGTTATGAAGATGATGAACAAGAAGAACGTAACCAACATTAAATAATTAATTAAATAATTCATAAAATAAAATAATTGTAGAAAGTACAATTATTTTAATATTTAAACACTTTTAATAAATTCCCATTGTAATTCATTACATATATCTTTCCATATTTTATCTTGTTGATGTAGTTTTTCTCTACTTTTTAATAATGGAAAACAAGGTAATAATTCATCTAAACTAAGCAATTCAACAAACTTATGTAAAACATAGGAATATGATAAAAAATTCTTTCTTTCTTTTGGACATACTTTAATAAATGGATTTTGAATTTCTTTAAACATAACTCTTAATTTTTCTTCAATATCTCTACTAATAACTGGTGGTGGTAAACCATTTAATCTATTTATAATATGAGGGACATGCTCATAATATTTATTTAATTTTAATTTTTTTAATATTTCTCTTAGTTTTGTATGTGTAAGAACAGCCATATTTTTAATTCTTGATTTTTTAATTTCTAATAAAATCATATCAAGTATTTCTTGTGATATTTCCGTACTTTCTTTTGCTTGAAATTGAGCTAACCATTCATTAAAATGATTTATTCTTTTATAAGCAAAATAACTAATTTCTACAGGTGGTTCTTTATATGAAGGTTTTTCACTATCAATAATAATGTGATCCATATCACCACAATTACTACATACTACATAACCTTCAGAATGAATAGTTTTTTTTTCAATATTGCATCTATTACAGTAAAATATGGAATTGTCATTGGTGTTGCCATCTGCCCCAATATATGTTGTATCAACCATTTTCATATATTTATCAAGAATATCACCTCTATTAAAATTATCTTTTGTTGTCACAAATTTACTAATTTTAGTAGTAGTAGTGGCATCAATATTATTTTTTTTGTTATATTTTTTTTCATTATTTTTTAATTGTTTATTTTTTTCATTAGAAATATTTTTTTCATTAGAAATATTAATTTTAAAGAAGTCAGTCAAATTTTTAGATTCATTTTTAGATATAATATTATAATCATTTTCTTTAATTTCTTCATCATTATCACTCTTATCATCTTTATCAGATTCAATAGTATCTCCCCAGATTTGTATTTCATCATCTTTATTATTTTTTTCTTTAGTAATATCCAAATTATCAAAATAATTATATAGTAAATGAGCAGTTTGAATATAATATGAATCTTCATTAATATGTTTTTTAATTTCAAAAATTTGTGTTTTTAGTTCTGATATATGTTCATTTATTTCAAATTTGTATTTTATTTGTTCTATTGTTAATTTTGAATTATCTTTTTCAAAATTATTAATTTCTATCAAATATTTATCAAGTTTTTCTTGTAATAAAATGCATTCATTTTCTTGATTTTTAAATTTTTCTGTAATATTCTGATGTTTTGCAGCTAAAGTTATATCATTTTTTTTAAGTACCATTAAATAGTATTTAAAGTATTTCTTTAAGTATAATATTACTTAAAGGAGAGAATAATACGCATAATATTTTTTTAATAGATAAATATTATTTAATAAGTTTGTGTTTTTTAAAAATAATAAACAAAAATGTAAATGAAAGACTCTAAAATTCCTGAAAAAATGAATCAGATGATTTTTATTTATAATGCATTGCAAAGTGGTTGGAGTGTTAGAAGTATTGGAGATAATAGTTTTGAATTTTGTAAAAAAAAAAATAAAAAGGAAATAGATTTAGACAAAAAAAGTTTAAAAGATTTTATAATTGATAATTTATAATTTTATAAATACATATTTTTATATAAAATTATGATATATATTTAGTATAATGGGTGGTGGAATCATACAATTAACAGCATATGGTGCACAAGATTTACATTTAACCGGAAATCCACAAATAACATTTTTCAAAATGGTTTATAGGAGACATACAAATTTTGCAATCGAAACAATTGAACAAACATTTAATTCTACACCTAGTTTTGGAAGTAAATCATCTTCAACATTAACTAAAAATGGTGATTTAATAAATAGGTTATATCTTAAGGTAGTTTTACCAGCAATTCCATCATGTAGTAGTTCATCTACACCAACATATAATGAATTAAATTCAATGGCATATTGGATACCAAGAATAGGTCATAATTTAATTTCAAGTGTAAGTATTGATATTGGAGGAAGACAAATTGATAGTCAACAAGGGGAATGGATGAATATTTATGATGAATTATCTAGACCAGCAAATTTAGGAAAGATAAATGAAGGGAAATATGATGAAATGATAGGAAGTATAGATGGTGAAACAACATATATAAAAAAATCTCCTATTACAAAAACTGAATACTATAGTGATTTTTCAGATATTAAAGGTTCTATATGTGAAACAGGTATGCCATTATTAACACATATTAATAATTACAATAAAGAATTAAAGATAACTTATTCGAGCAATACATATACTGCAAATATAACTAGTGGTATATATACTGGGCCAAAAATTACAGATTTAATAAAAACAAATATAAATTCAGTCGATGGTTTATCAGGATTTACTACAAGTTTTGCTAAAGGAAATAATATAATAAGTATTTCATCTACAGAATCATTTACAATATTAGGAAATAGTAAAGCAAATACTACTTTAGGTATTACTAGAAATTTAGCTGGTACAAGTGTAAATGCAAATACTGTAATATTTCCGCAAGAAATCAGATTATTTCCTTTACAAACAAATACTAATGGTATTCTTACTTTAAGAGATAATTTAGGAAATGGTAGTAATGTAGTAGAAAGTAGAACAATTTATATACCATTACAATTTTGGTTTTGTAGACATCCTGGATTAGCATTACCAATTATAGCATTACAAGATCATGATGTTAGAATTCATTTAGAATTAAAAAATTTAACTGATTTATTTTATGGTTGGGATGGAGGTACTAATGGTAGTGGAATTGGTTCATTAACAACTTGTAAATTATATGGAGATTATGTATATTTAGATACTGATGAAAGGAGAAGATTTGCACAAGGAAGACATGAATATTTAATTGAGCAAATCCAAAGTAAAGAAGAAACAATTAATAGTACTGTAATGAAATTAGATTTACCTTTTAATCATCCCATAAAGGAGTTAATATGGGTAATTCAAGATGGTAGGTGGATTACTTCTACAACTGCAACTAATTTTACATCAAATAATAGAGGAAAAAGATATGATAAAGAATTTCATGAATTTGAAATTTTTGATTCAACATTATTAAGTGATACTAGACTTCCAATTCAAATAAAAAATGGGAATCCATTAGAAAATGCAAAATTATTTATTAATGGTCAAGAAAGATTTGGTGAAATGGATGAAAAATATTTTAATCATGTTGTACCTTATGAGAGACATACTAATATACCAAAAAGTAAAGGAATAAATGTATACTCATTTGCACTTAAGCCAGAGGATCAACAGCCATCAGGTACATTAAATTTTAGTAAAATAGATAGTGCACAATTACAATTAACATTAAATAATTCAAATGCAGGAAAAATAAGAGTATATGCAGTCAATTATAATATACTTAAGATTACTGGTGGAATGGGTGGAATTGCTTATTCCGGATAAATATAATTTAATAGTTTTAAATAAAGAAAAAAAATCTATGTATAGATATATAAAATGGGAGGTGGTTTAATGCAATTAGTTGCTTATGGTGCTCAAGATATTTACCTTACAGGTAATCCCCAAATTACCTTTTTTAAGGTAGTATACAGAAGACATACTAATTTCTCTATGGAAGCAATCCCTCAAATTTTTGATGGAACTTTTTCATTAGGTAGTACTGTATCATGCACAGTTCCAAGAAATGGTGATTTAGTTCACAGAATGTATGTTAAGGTAGCTACAGGAGCTATTGACAGACATACTGATATGAGAAGTTTATTAAAGAGTGTAGAGTTAGAAATTGGAGGTCAAAAAATTGACAAACTTTACTGGAGATGGCAATTAGCTTGGCAAAATTTAACATACAGTAAATGCCAACAAAATGCTCTTGATGTAATAGCAAGATGTGCTGATGCAGCAGCAGCATCTGGTGATTACTTGTATTTACCATTAGATTTCTACTTCTGTAGAAATGCAGGTCTTGCTCTTCCATTAATTGCTCTTCAATACCATGAAGTTAAGGTACGTATTGAACTTAACACTGCTGGTGCAGGAACTAGTGGAAAAATTATGGACAATGCCGATGCCACTGCCACACCAACTGTTAACATCTCTTCAGGAGAATTATTAGTAGATTACGTTTACCTTGATACTGATGAAAGAAGAAGATTTGCTCAAGTATCTCACGAATATTTAATTGAACAAGTACAATTCACTGGAGCTGAAACTGTTACTGTAAACTCAACTAATAAAGTTGATTTACACTTTAACCACCCAGTTAAAGAATTAGTATGGGTATACAATGCTACATGTTCTAGTGCATCTGCCTCCCCATCATATGTTTCTGCTGCTAAACTCCAATTAAATGGACATGATAGATTTAAGGAAGAAACTGGTGATTACTTCCTTCATGTACAAAGATTCCAACATCATACTGGTACTAAAGGCCAAGTTGCCCGTGCAACAGAACAAGGTGCTACTGACACACCCGCCAACATAGTTGCAGAGTCTGGTATCTACTCCTACTCTTTTGCCCTCAAACCAGAAGAACATCAACCATCAGGAACATGCAACTTTTCCAGAATTGATAATGCAGTATTAAACTTAACTGTCTCTGGCGCCGCAACTGAAGTATATGTATTTGCTCACAGTTACAATGTACTCCGTGTAATGAGTGGTATGGGAGGCTTAGCTTACAGCAATTAGATTGTTTTAATATTTTTTAAATTTTATGACGAAAAATTAAATTTATTTCTTTTATTAAGGAATAAATTCAAAATAAAAATCTTTGTTAATAATATAAAATGGGAGGTGGTTTAATGCAATTAGTCGCTTACGGTGCTCAAGATATTTACCTCACTGGTAATCCTCAAATTACCTTCTTTAAGGTAGTATACAGAAGACATACTAACTTCTCTATGGAAGCTATTCCCCAAATTTTTGATGGAACTTTCTCTGTAGGAAGCACAGTAAC